AGGTGTGGTAGAATCGTATACTACTGCTTTAGAAATTAAATATTTTTGTGGATTAGCTGTAATATAAACATTAATGCTTGCTTCTAAAGCAGATGCTGTAGCTTCTGAAAAAACAATTTCTAAGCAATCATTTAATTTGCCTAAGCTTAACCCTTTAAGTACTTTAGATTGGAAAGGAAAGTTATTTCCTTTATTTCCGTATGATTTTGTGTTTCCTATTGACATGATTATAGTTTATAATATAATATACTAAAAATAACTGATATTAGCAAAAAACCCTGAATGTTTAATCCAGGGTTTCTGTTTCTTAAATTAATGCTATACTATGATAAGGTAATGTACCTTTACTACATTGTTTAATGCGTCTACACCAGCTCCGTTGCTAAGAACTACTTTAAATGAGCCTGCTGCAATATCAGCTACTCCTACTACAGGAATACCAGTTGCTGCTTCATCATATTCAACAGATACCAAAATCTTAGATCCTGCTAAAACATTAGAATTAGTCACAATAAAAGAAGCTTTAGTATCAGCTGCTAAAGTAGATGAAACTGTAGTAATAACTCCATTAAGAGCATTAACAGTGACTCCTGTTGTAATACTTGTATCTTGAGTTACATTTGCTGTATGATACAAAGTTTGTAATGGTGCAGCATTAACTGCAAGAGATAAATAACCATCATCGCGTGAAGGATCTTTTGCTCCTACAGCAAGTAAAGTAGTTACATCAGTTGGGAATGTAGCACGGTATTGACCGGCTTTAATCCAAGAGATAAAATTTAAAATGTCCATAATTTGTTTTTTTTTATTTTAAGAATATTCAACAAGTCTTACTCTATTGATAACTGCTGTATCAGAAGGAGCTGTGCGTAACACAGCAAACATAATATATATATCTGATGTAGGATCAATTACTGTAGAACTTCTAGTATTAGAAGTAAGAGTTTGATCACTTATACGTTGATTAAGAAAATTGTACGCATAAATTGTGTTTCCTATTTTTTGAAAATCTCTTGAGTTTCTTGTCCAACGGCCATCATTTTGTTGATTAACTCCTGTTGCAATTCTAGTTGCACCTGTTAATGAATTAATTGTATTAACATAAACTTGTGATTGAACAATACCAGCGGTACCAACTCCGTACACACCCCATGAAGTGTCTATAATTGAATTTGTTGCAAGTGTGTTTGCAGGAACTAAAATACTACAAGAAATTACAGGTGTAACACCATCACCACCTATTGTTGAATTTCCTTCAACAATGTTTCCTAAGCTTACAAATCCGGCACCTCCACCATTAACTCCAGGTACACCTTGTATTCCTTGAGGCCCATTTGCACCTTGAGCAGCTAATAAAGCCCAATGTGTTGTATCTAAATCTGGATCAGTTGTTCCTGTAGTTGCTAAAATACAAAAGTATGAAGCTCCTCCAAAACTTACAGCATCATCTTCTACATAAGTAGCACCAGATACCCAAAGACCTTGCCAGTTTAAACCTGCTGGTCCAACAGCACCAGCTATTCCCGGAACTCCTTGTGCACCAGTTTGTCCAGTTGCCCCAGTTGCTCCTGAAGGTCCTGTTCCATACTGATTTACAAAATCGGTAATTGAAATTGCTCCAGATAAGTATCCGTCATCTCTTCTGTTGTCTTTTAATCCAACAGCTAATAATGTTTTAGATGCATCAACAGTAGTGACTTGTCGCCCTCCTTTAATCCAACTAATAAAATTTAAAATATCCATGGTAAATGTTTTATGTTTGTATACAGTATAATATACTAAAAATAACTAATATAAAAAAATCCTTGAGTTATATTTCAAGGATTTTTTAAAAAAGTAATGTGAATTAAAACTAAAATGTTTTAAGCACGTATCCTATTAAAAAAGATACAATGCATAATAAAATTATTATTATATTAGCTTTTATTTTTTTAGTTTCATCCATTTCCCATATATGTTCTTTATGATTATATGAAGGATGAAGAGTTTCAAGAATTTTATTCCAGCATATTATAATTGATAACAGCATTAAAAAAAGGCCTAAAAGTTTTAGTATCATAACGTATCAATTCTTTTTTGTAAATATACTATAGCTTTTAATAAATCTTCTCTTTCTGTAGATTTATTTTTTTTACCAGCTCTTGCAACATACTTAATTACATTTCCTAAATAAAAATCTTTATCTAATCCCCATGCTTCAAGTACATTAAATACTTCGTATTTATTATGCATGCCTCCATAATAAGAAGGTCTTATTGCAGCACTTTTTTTCACAGGATAAGCATTACAAAACGGTTTAGGGTTGTAAGGATTATATTTATTTGCAGTACTGGTTACATTATAACCTTTATTTGCTAAATCTTCGTCTGTTATATTTGCCATGATTACCAAACAATTACAACATCACCTTCATTAAGCACAAATCTAACTTTGCCCCCAATTTCAATTCTTTCTACTTGCTCTAAGTTTAAAGAAGAAGTTCTAATATAAACTTGATCACCAGCTTTTACATCTTCAACTTTATCACCTACAGCATAAATAGTAAGTTTATTCCACAGTTTCATAGCTTCAGCCATTATAGCGTCATCATCTTTTTCAGATAACTTAATTGCTGATTCTTTTTTTAAAGGTACATCAACTAAAATTGTACGCCCTCTTAATAATTTAAATTCACTCATAATATTAATATTTAAATGTTATTACTTTTACTGCTGCCATTTGAGCACTTACTATTTCTCCTACAGCATGGTCAAATAAAAGACTCTTAATCGGAGCTTTTCCGTTTTTGTTGTATTCTTCTAACATAATGTTAGTTACTTCAGCCATTAATTCTTTAATTTTAGCTACAGCTCCTTCATTATCTTGGTCAAATTCAACACCTACTAATTGCTCTCCAAAAGACAGAATTTTAGTTTCTTTGAATACCGTTTTTGGTTGTGTGTTTTGTATTTCCATTATATTACAGTTTCATAAGTTAATTTAAAAATATCTGGTTTGCATGGATAAAATTTATTAGCAATACCTTTAATAACGTAATCTCCTTTACTTACTGTTATATCACCTTCTAAAGTTACAATGATAAGTTTTTTAGATCCATTTTTAAAGAAACACCTATCACAAAAATTTAATATTTCTTTTAAATTTTCACCTGTATATTCTAAAGCTTGGATTACCACAGGCTTTTTTTTATAAAACTTAGGCATCGCCTTTAGGAATTACTTTATCTATATCCGGGTCAGTTTGACTAGTCCCAGATAAAAGATTATGTTTTACTTGTTCTAGAATTCCAATAAAAGTAATTGGGTTCATTCCTGCTTTTTCTAAAGCAATTTCAATTTCTATACCATTATCTTGATGGACATGGATAGCTAAGATTGTTGATTTTTCTAACATAATAAATTGGTTTTGACAAATATAGTAATTTTATTTTAAGCCTATAGCCTTAAATTATTATTTTATTTTAAGCTTATACACTTAAATCATTCTGTATCATAAAACATTCTTTCTGAATCTTCTGTGTGCCATTTATCAAATCCTTCGCAATTAAAATAATCCTTGTTAACTAAGTAATCTGGTTTTTCTGGAAATGGTTTAGTTACAAAACTAGGTTCTGACCATTTAATTCTATTATTTGGTTGTAAAGCAATCTGACCATTATCAAGTAAAATAATATGATGTGATTTGTGTTCTAAAGGATCTTCCGCTAAAGATAAATCTGTGTTAAGATCATTAGCCCCCCAATTAATAGTAGCATAATAACTACCCGGGTAGAATTTATGATCTTTCATATACACCTCTACTTTAGTATCATACAAATATGACAAATGTATAAGAGTAAAGTTATAAGAAAAACAATTCCATATTTGAAGATAGTGAAATGGTAAATCTGGATCTGGTATATTAGGTTCATGTAGTAGAGCATGAGATGGTAGCTTATCTCTAAGTACTCCGTTTTCTAATAGTACTTGAAACAAAGCTGCTTGTCCTGGCATACATCTAACCGACATAATAATTCCTGGTGTTAACTCTCCATGACCTTTCTTACCTTGGTACATATACTCATTTCTTACAAATACTTTAAGTGGAAAAAAATTGTGTTCTATATATGCCATAGTAAATATTTTATTACAAATATAAAAAAAAGAATTATAACAAGCACCCCGGGTACATTCTGCCAAGATCTGACCCCCCCAGAAATGTCCAGTTTATTTCAATAAAAACTGGACAACGGGATATAGGTTTTTAGTATGTAAGAGGTTATAGTGGGGCCTTATCAAACCACTCC